CGTCATCTTCAATCATAATTTCTTCTGCCATATTAATATCCAAATGTTGTATCAGCTATCGCCATACCATTAGGTCGGGAAGCATGAGGGTCATAATCAAATATACTAAATCGTGGTCTTGACATTATACCATATCTTAATGCGTCATACAAGTGATCTTCTGATAAAGTGTCAATATCTTCTGGGTTCTTTTTGTCTAACGGTATGGATGGAAGTTGAGCAACAATATTTGTACAATTATTAAAAAATACCAAGCGAGGTTCTTCCGTAAACTCATCAACTTGCAATCTTCTATGTATTTCATTTTTCCCTGCAACACGACTTCCTTTACTTCTATCTGATGGTCTCCATCTGCACCCTCGTTTAATCATCTGCTCCGCAAGAGAAGGACCAGTATCCCCACGTTTATGCCAAAGACTACTATCCAATACCCCATACCTAATTGTTCCATCTTCTGCCTCTGCTTCCATTACCATGTCGGCTAGGTCTGTTGCCAGTACCTTTGAGACATAGAGTTCTCTGTATATAATAAGTTGCTCATTAGGATTAACAGCGAACCAAACAACTGCAGACTTACTGCCATATCCATAGTCACATGCTCTAAATTTAACCCAATTATTAGGTATATTAAATGGCTCAATAACATGTATGTCACGATTAAACTCTGTAAACGCTGCTCCCTCTTTAATATCCCAATCGCCTTCAAGGAGTTGTCTTCTTTGTTGCTCTGGCAGTGAGAGAAGCATTGCTTCATAATCTCCTTGCTCTGCCAAGTAAGGGTTGTCCATAAGACGAGCAGGTATAAACTTACGTTTAAATAGTGCCTTACCTGCCTTGCTATGCCCTTGAGGATACCGTAGTGTTTCACCTGTTTCAATATCCGTTGCCTCAAATGCTTTATTGGGTGTAGCAGGGTCTATAAACATTTTCTTAACCCAACCGTGTCCTCTACCCCCAGGGTTAGTTGTAGCCCTCATATACACTGGCAAGTCGGCTGATGTACTTCTAAGTCGTGATCTCATATAGTTCCAAGCAAAGGGTGTAGCCCACTGTGTAAGTTCGTCAAAGCCTATCCAACTAAATGCAAGTCCTTGGTATCTAAGTACGTCATCATCTCTGTCTAAGTAAGAGAGCCACAATCTTGCACCAGACGGTGCTACCCATTGCATTTTTCTTTCTGACCACTTTATTCCCTTCCAGATTTTTGGGTAGAGTTCTTGAGATTTAAATATAAGCTCACGTAACTCTTCCGTAGTATGGCGTAAAAGCAAACCGCTAAAATTAGGGTGACCCATATATCTAAGTGGGTCTGCAAGCATTGCGTAGCTCTTACCACCACCTGCACTGCCTCCATATAGAACCTCTCGCTCACCTGCTGCTAAAAAATCTGTCTGTGGTCCTTTATTAGGTTTAAATATAACATTACGTGTTTCCTCTATGGGTTGTATGTCTAACTCAATGGGTTGCTGTAATGATTTCTTTTGCACCTGTTCTTTGGGTTTCGATTTCCTTCGCCTTGGCGATTGCCTTTTCCGCATACTCTGCCCACTTGCGGATGCTTCTAGCTTGGTTCTTACGCTGTCGTTCATTCTCTACCCTTTTCCTTAAACCTACATGAGAGATGTATCGTCCTGTTTGCGTAGAAAGCCAGTTGGCTACTTCTCTAAATGAATACTGTTTTAAATAATCTCTTGCCATTTCAAGTTTATCAAGTTCTTGTTGCACTGGCTGTAGTAAGTCGGGGTCTTGTTCGTCCTGTATATAACCAAAAGGTATAGTACGTGCTATGCGTGGAATGGGTATCCACTCTGTTTCGTCCTTAATATCTAAAGGCTGTGGTAATTCCCATCGTCCTAGACCTTTAATCATCGTCTTCCTGTTTCTTTGGTGGCATAAGCATCACTCCACCTGATGACTCTACCTGTATCTTTTCAGTTTTAATTAAACCTGTTCTGTCAAGCAACTCTTTTGCTGCTGCCATCTTATCTCGTATACCAAGCTCTGTGGGGTCATACAGTCCACCTGCGAGTGCCACAGCAGCCTTGGGTGCGTTACGTGCCATATAGGTCTGTGTAGCGTCCATAATCTCATCTTTAAGGGAAGTTACAATGTCATTGATAGCTGTACCCTCTGAGTACCCTGCAAGTTTCTTAGCCTTACCTGCATCTCCATTTGCTTCCTCAAATAACACTTGTAAAAACAGTTGTTGTTTTTCTGTGAGTTGTCTACTCATTATATTATATCCTTATTGACTTGTCAACACATTTATATCGAATACTATGTGGAACAGCTAATCTAGGTCTCATATGATTTACAAATTGTCCTACCATTAACACACACTCTTGAACTGTGTTAGCTTGTTGGTCAGGATTAAAATGTTTACAGTCTACAGATTGATCCATAGTAGATAAAAGACATATTGTAACTATAGGCAAAAACATTAGTACTGTCCACTCAATTCAAAATGTGGTCCATCTATAAAGGGTCTACGTCCTTCTCGTCTACGAGTATCTATGTAGTCATTCATAGCTGCTTCCATTGTCATGTTACATGTACGCAAATCGTTAATATGCCAAGCTGCACCCCAACGTAAAGCTACGTCCTCATGCTTTGCAGCGTCCTTCATAGCGTCAGCAATATCGTCATAGACATTGAGTTCCCATGAAGCCCTCCCACCTATATATGCCATTAAGTCTACAGCTAGTCCATCTAGGTGTTTTGACTTCATGGTCTGTGATGCTCCTTTGGCTACCAGTGCTTCCTGTTCTTCTATGGTACGCATACCACAGATAACGCCAAAGTCTATCTTTGTTAGGTCTATAGCTTTTTTAACAACTCGTATCATGTCAGGGTTGACACCTTCAAGTCTATCTAGGCTTCGTTGTGAGAGAGTAAATCCCATGTTGTATTTCCTTTATATTTAATAATAAATTAGTTGAGAGAAATTAACCCAACTTCAGCAAGCGGACCATCTGCGTCAGCCAAACTCATAAAATAATCTGCAAATTCCTGAACTCCTGGCACTACACCAATATGCTCTTTTTTCACATAGAAAAAGAGTGGGCGGCTAACTTTATATGATCCATCTGCGATTGTATCAAAAGTTGGCTCAACACCATTTATGACTGAGCCCTGCACACGGTCTGTATTTTGATTTAAAAAGGAAAAGCCAAAAATACCAAATCGATCTGAATTATCAGCCAACTTTTCAATAATAAGGTTGTCATTCTCGCCAACCTCAACGACGTGACCATCCTCTCTTAAGGCAGAACACTGAGCTTTATAACCTGCATCACCTTTCTTTTCCATTTTATAGACCTTCTTACAAACATCATGCATTACCAACTCTACGAATGCATCTCTTGTTCCAGATGATGGAGGAGGAGCAAGGACATCTATTTTTACTTTTGGGAGAGACTCATCAATGTTACTCCAAAATTTATAACCGTTCTCAACCATTTTTCCATTCGACATTATTTTTGCCGAAACTGCTTTGAATATTTGCTCTTTTGTTAAAGAAAATTGCTCAACAGTTCGAGAATTTGAAAATGTTATTCCATCATAACCAATTAAAAATTCCTGCGGAGTAATTCCATTTGCTGTACAAATTTCCTTTTCGGAAGACTTCATAGCTCTACTTGCATTGGTAACATCAGGATGTTCAAGTCCTATACCTGCACAAAACAATTTAGCACCTCCGCCTGTTCCAGTGGACTCAATAACAGGTGCATTGAAAGACGTGTTCTTAGCAAAACGTTCCGCAACTATCGTAGAAAAAGGGAACACTGTTGACGAACCAACAATCTGTATCTGGTCTCGTGCCAATGACGGTAAAGCCATTACTGAGAAAACCAACATGCTTATTAGAATATGTAATTTCATTTTAAACTCCTTTTAAGGTTGTTTTGGCGATAACTTTTCTAATAATTCTTTATCTGCCTTTTGTTTACAAGGTATACAAACCTCTTTTACTTCTTTCCATTTTTGCTGTCGGGTGTAGACTGTATATGTTTTTCTTGGTGTTTTACATACAGGGCATATGTCGGGCATTACTTCTTTTTATTGTCTACCGTGCCGTACTTAGTACGTGATTTAGTCATACCTTTATTTAAGCCACCTGTTGCATACTTTTTAACGTCACCACCCTTGTTACGTTGCATTTGCAATCTGTTTTGGTTTAGATTATTTTTATTTTGTTTATTAAAAGCATCTCTTTGAGCTTGTATTTGTTTATTAAACCTATCTGTTAAAGTTGTAGAAGGATTAAATCTAGGTGATACATTAATAATATTATCAACTAAAGGGTTTGGTTTGTAGGGTTGTACTACATTAGGTCTGCCAATACCAAAATCATCTGCTGCAGGATTATAAGGCATAGCTACTCTAGGTTGTCTAATAGGTCGTCTAGGTCGTCTTCTCTTGCTAGCCTGTCTACGTATTTCATCAAATTCACTTTTAAGTGCATTGTCTCGTCTTCTTTTTTCTCTTGATGTTAATTTACGTGGACCAATCTGACCAATCTGACCTCTACCCCCACCTGCATCGGATTGTATTGGAGTGGGTCTAACAGGTTTTATTACTGCAGGTTGCCTTACAGGTTTA